CAAGCTACTATTCCTGGATGGATGTTACATAAGACATCGAAACAGTGCCGTGCCTTCTCTAGTTCGTTTCTCTCTATGGCCAAACAGATGTCCGAGCAAGGTTTACGAGTATATAATATAAACGGTAAGAATATGACACTTGCACAGGTCTCACAGCGTGCTGGAGACTACGCTAAGGCAGCTGTTCTTATTGATCAAGCTAATGCAGAGAGAAAAGCAGCTAGGGCTGCCGTTTTCAATAAGCAGAATACGACCCAGCATCAGCCTATAATTAAAACGTCTTCGATAGAGCCTTCCAAACAACAGCCTATCGTCAGTAGCACAATGAGTTCTTCAGCTCAAAGCAATACCGTACCATATCAGAATATACCCCCGACGGTACCACAGGAGACTCCAGTAGCACCAAGTACAGCAGGATGGGGGCCTTACTTAGACAATGCAGGGCTAAATGGTTTTGGAGACATCACAAAGAATTTAGGCTATGTGATAGCTATGCTTCCTGATATGCTTATCGGTATGTTTACAGGTAGGAATGAGTCCTTTACATTAGGGAACAATATTATACCTTTAGCAGCTATTGCAGCAGGTTTATTTAGTAAGAACCCACTGTTAAAGTTAATGTTCCTTGGCTTTGGAGGCATGAATCTCCTAAACAATGCAGGTCATGAAATGTTAGGAGTGCCCCAGCCATCAGCTCCCAGGAGAAACTATAAGCAATATGATGATGAGCCACTCAACCCACGTCTAAGCAATGTGGCATTGAAAGGGCGATCATTAATAGCAGATATCGACAATCAACCTGTTGTTATAAATATTTCTGACACAGCAGTAGACGCATTTGAAAAAAAAGCCCTACCTTTGAACACGCTTGCAAATGCTGTGTTAAGAAAGTATGACGAAAACAGAGCTTCAGCTGCTAATAGCTATGACAGAACTTTAGCTTCACAGGAGGAACAAGAGCAACAGCGAAGTTATGGATTGAAATAATTTCTTTACTATCAATACTTGTTAGCACCCCTGCTGGCGTAGAAGAGTTGCGTCGGTGGGGGTTTACTATAATAAAAAAGTGGAGAAGAATAATTCTTCCCCACCCAGTATTTGAATTGAGACTATACTAAACACATTATTTTATAGATATGTTTTAATGAGTAAGAGAATTATTCATAATCAACCTTTAATGTTTTCTCGTTCAAAGTAAGTTGAACTTTTGGAGTAATAGCTTCGTAGGTTGTGTTTGCTTCAACTATCTTACTTAGGTCTGCAAGGGGTATTTTTTTTCTAACTATCCATTGTCCAATGCCAGCTTCTGTTCTTGGTTCCAAAACTTCCCATCCATTTACTTCTAAATAAGCTAGTCCTGCCATCATATTTCGAACAACAATTGCTTTTCCTTCATTATTTTTCATAATAGAAGAACGCTGTTGTCCATTTTCTCCAGGAGACATCAGTATTACAAAGCATTGTTCCCCATTAGCCTTGTTAGCCCATCTTACTTCAATATAAGAGTAAAGATAATAATCTCTTTGTGTGTCAGGTGTATATTTAGCCTGTGCCATTCCATTTGTCACCACACACATCAACATAGCTACAAGGAAAAGTCTTATCTTCTTCATAACCTATAAACGTTAATGAGTACGCTAATGAAAGCGTACCCATGATTAATAATTTATTTTAGAATAACTTCTGATGATGATCATGTGACCACCCCATAGCATCCTTATAGTTGCTATTTCTTCTGCCACTCTTACGGCTATTACCACCGCCCAGTGCAGCCTTTATTCCTGCTCCAAAGATGCAGGCACATACTGCTAATTCAATCATAATAATTTCCTTTCTATCATTTAAGTTCAGTAATATCTACTTGCAAAGTTATTAATTTATTTTCAATTTACAAAATATTTATCTTATAAAATACGTCAAAGTTTTTTATTTTAGGGAGGATGCAAAGCTCTTACAGCCTCCCTGTACACGCAATTATTTCTTTCTCTTCTTTGGCAGCACCCACCCTCTTTGTTCTGCTACAGCTTTGTTAAACGTCATCCATACTTTTTCATCCAGGAACTCAAAGTGCATTGTACCTTTCTTAAAGGCCTTCACTCTAAAGAAAGCCCAATTAAACCAAGTCCCCCATTGGATTTTATTATCGTACAAGAACTGTCCTATGTTAGGTATAGCATCATAATTCTCTCCAGTAATATAGCAAAGAGCTTTAATCACGTCTTGCACCATCGTATCATGACTCGAATAGCTACGCTTTACAAAGGGCGTCGGCCACTGTGCATCGTATGAAGTCATACCAGGCACAATAAATTTCTTATTCACCATATAGTTAGCATTTGTCTTCCACGTCTCTCCAGCAGTAGAGTTTTCAGAAGAGAAAGAGCAAATCATATCAAACGCTTCTAATAGAGCTGTATCCATTCGCTGCTTTGTGGTTTGCATAACCATGTTCAGCACCTGGTAGATATTGTGCATGGTGAAAGGCACATTTGTTTGCTGTTCCACGAATTTATTTATCTGCTCACGTAATTTCTGTGTAGCATATTTTTCCATGTTGAGCTTATCAAAGATCAACCTCCAATAATACTTTTGCAAAGCTTTCTTATATTGTTGATGACTTACATGTACCACCGCATTTGAACTATCTACAACTGCAAATTTTACAGGGAGGAAGCGGTTTCCTTCGCCATTAAAACAAGCAATAGAATTTATCTTCTCGGCAGCAGCCATTGTTTCATCAAAAAGGCGAACAGCAGAGATGTAGCGATTTACCATATCACGTACAGCGTTATACTGTACTAACCCTTCTGTCTCGTTTGCATCAAGTATATCAGCCTCATTAGAGAACATATAAGCGTCGAACTCATTAACCCCCTCGCCCTCCTTGTAGAGCTTTACCATGCTAACATTAACCTTTGTCTGTCTTTCCGCACAGCTAAACACGTCGCCAAGGTATTCCTCACATCCATACAGCTTAACTGTTTCTATGAGCTTTTCTTTAGTAGCATCATGTTCCCAGCCTTTATTAAGACTACTACTATTGCACAACGCAATAATTGTACATCCTGCAGGTGCAATTTCAAAAGCATGTAAGATATGCTTAGCTCCTTCAGAAAAAGGCGGATTCATTACGATATAATCGACATGACTTATCTGTTCAGAAGAAACAGAAAGAAAGTCATCTGCAATAATATCACATTTGCCAGTCAGCAGTTTCTTTAGGTTTTCGTCCTTTTCACATGCAATCACTCTGCCAGCTCCATTTGCTTTAAGCCAGTCTACAATGTTTCCCTTGCCTGCAGATGGTTCAAGGATCGTCTTACCTATAAAGTTCTCACCCATCATCATTGTATTTATTACCTCTACAGGTGTAGGGTAGAAATCTGCATTATTTGTAAAAACGTTCATTGTGTCTTATTTTTAATTATCTGATTATTCGTCTATCAATTCTCCATTCTCGCCAATCCAAAGCATTGCCCCCTCACCGTTCCAGTAGAAGTCGAACGCCCTGTTCAGAGGGTTGTATATACCCTCAACAATAGTTCCCTCTTTGAGTCCCTTAATCTCGGCCAAATACCATTTGCCCGCTTCGGTAACAACCTTTACTCTTGCTTTTGCCTTGTAGCTCATCTTCTTCTGTATGTTTCAAAGTTATACATATTTTCATCACAATGTGGGCAGTAGAAAGGATAATCCAAAATCCTCTCATATTGTACTGCATGACCGCATTTCACACAATAGCGATACGTTCGCTTCTTAGGATTTGCTTGTTTCATAATCTTTTGTTGTTTTGAATTAAACGGTAAAGTCATTCACGAATTGGCGTTCAATTACAACTTCAAAGTCCCTATTGTTGCATGAGGTTTGTCTCCACTGTCTAAGCTGCTTAGCATCCTCTTCGGTTAATGAAAGAAAATCTACCATTATACGAATAGTCTCCTCCATATTCTCACCAATGTAAACAAGTTCCCTTGTCTTGACAGTGTGCCAAGCATCAGTCTGATAAACCAAAAAAACAAGTTTCTTTTCCATTTTATTGTTGTTTATTTGTTGATTATTTCTTTGTCCTCATTAACCTTACCATTCAGTATATCAGGCAACATCTGAAAATTCTCTACTGCGGAAAGAGGGAAAGCATATTGATGTATATACCAGCTATTATTAAAATTTACGCTATGACACACAAGGAAAGTCCTCTCCTCTTGCAGTTTATATACTAATATTCCAGCACTCTTTTTGAAAGCACGTACCCCAGCGCATAATGCACACGCTTGCAATTTCATTTCTCTATCCGTCTCACAAAACCAATCATAGACTTTGCAAACTTTTCCGCTAACGTAAACAGCGAAAATATATCTTTTGTTCATAACTAATCGAGTGCTAAAGGGTTTATAATTAATTTCGGGCATCCTGATTCTCAACCTTAATAGTTTTTTGGATCTTCGACCCGAACTTTTTTTTATTCCGGTGTAACCGTCATCTCGAACCTTTTATGTGCAAGGTAAGAGTACTGGCAAAAAGGAAAGTAAGGCAAATAATTGATCGATAAATTTTTCAGGAAACCGCAATCTATTTGATTTCGGAGGGTCTTGAAAAATTTATTGTCAATAGGGGACCGGTATTTGCCGTGTTTCCTGCCAGTACTACCTTTGCATCTAAAAGTCGATAGATGACTACAAGCGGAGAAGAGAAGTGAGTGGCCGAGAATAGAGACAAAATGAAAATAGACTAAGTCAAAGTAAAAAGTACCACCGGTACAATATAGATA